TCCGCTTCTCCCATACTGGCTCCGGCTTCGTCTGCGCTCTCTCCTAAATTCCCAAGACCGTCTCCGTCGCCCAAACCATCTACGCTATCTCCAAGGCTTTCGGTGGATTCTGATAGGCTGCCAATACTCTCCCCTGCATCCTCCGCCGCCCTTGTAAGCTCATCGGCACCATCAGCAGCACTTTCAAATCCCTCGGAAAAATCAACAGCGGAGCTTTGCTCCAACTCTTCCATTGCCTGTCCAACGGAATCTCCGAGAGAATCCATGCTGCTTGCTGCCCTATCCATTGCATTTCCAAGACTGCTGGCAAATTGCTCAGGTGAATTGCTGCTGAATGCCCGGTCAATCTGTTGCCCCACATGCTGTAATTGTGTCGCAGATGTTCGTGCCGCAGAGGAAACACGGGAAAGTTTTGAACTCACATCATCTTGCAATGTAAGCCTAACAGAAACATCACTCATGCCATACCTCCACTATGTGGTCTTTATGTAGACCTTTGCCAATCTGTCGGAGGATTCAATAGGATAATCGTTTGCAAGCCTTTCTGATGCGATATAGGCCAGTTGCACATTTCTTGGCATTTCGGCAAATTCTTCCATGCGCAACCCTCTCTTTTGCCAGAGGATATGAGCATACTGCCAGTCTGTGCCATCTGGTGTCTGTACCGCACCAGACATTAGTTTTTTATTTTTTTAACAGTCTCTTCCTCGTCCTGTTTCGCCGCAAGACCGCACGCTTCCATAACGCACTTATTCGCATAGCGGAAATCATCTCTATCTGCAAAAAGAGTTTCCGGCATATCCAGACGGTCATTCACCTTATAAAACTCCATAAGTTCAGGATCATCAAGTTTCGGCTGAACAAATGCGTCAACCATGATATGCAGGCCTGCTCTCTCAGCGTCATAATCCTTGCGAACAACAACCTGTCCATTTTCAACAACCGGTCTGTTGCCATTCTTTTTGTCTCTGAAAACTTCTGTGGTTTTATACAGGTTTCGGATCTCTTTGATTTCTTTCATAGAGAGCTGTTTAATGATGAAAGGCACCGGATTCCCTTTGTTGTCTGTGAATGTAGCCACGCCCGGGAACTCCACAGTTCCTCTCTCTTTTAACTCTGCTTTCATAAATGCTTTTAAATTCATATCCATATCTGTTGTCCTCCATATGATTGATTTTCCAAAAATTTAAGGGAGAGCCACTGCTCTCCCCATGCTTCATGCCCTTGTATTACGCTGCCAGATCCTTTGCGCCGAACTCGATAGAATCCTTTACAACATCTCCGTCGGTATCCAGATCCATAAGTGCAATCTTTCCTGTGATTACACAGCCGATTGCAGTGATGGAATCTCCTTTGTTGATGTCATAATAGTCGGAATGTTTATCCTCGCAGATTCCCTGAATTTTAAGCTCCGGTGTAGCACCAGTTTTGATGTATTCCAGAACTTTTTTCTTCCACATATTCGTGGTTTTCCACTGTTCCAGAGTGCCTGTGATGTCGTAACCGATCCAACGACGGTTTGTACCTTTTTCGCTCAGTGTTTTTCCTTCCCAAACTTTAGGAGTGAAATATAACTGGAACTTACAGGAATCAGCTACAAGAGTACCGTCAATATAAATCTTTCCCTCTCTTGCACAGAGAGGGCTTTTATTTACACGTCCTGCCATAATAATCTCCTTTCTTTACCGGGCAATTACTGTGAAGTAATATTTCTCAGCAGAATCCACCGGCTGAATACCGCAGGTAATATATACGCTATCACCTGCGGAAGAACCTCTGTCTACAACAAAGTCGTTTTCTTCGTCCACATTCTGGATTGCTCCGTCGTTCTGGTAAGCCTTTAAGATTGCTCGTCCCAGACCTTCCATTACAGTCCATCCGGTAGCGTCATTGTTGAATCTACCCGGTACGAATGTAAGAAGCAGATCATTTGCAAAGCTGTCATACACTCTGCAAGGGCGACCTTTCATAATATCCGCCGGATCGTCCTGAGTAAATGTAACTTTAGAGTTCACATCATACTCAACGATTACATCTCCTGATTCGCTGACAGTAAAGAAGATTTCGCCTTTCTTAATTGCCTGAATTGCCTCTTCATTTGTCTTTGCTCCTACGACGCCAGTTGCTCCGGTGAAAATTTTATAGGTGAGCGAAGATGTGTAGCCTGCTGCGGCAACCGCTCCTGCCAACCATGCTGCTGACTGCGGAATAGTCAGTTCCTCCCCTGCGTATTCAGCAGCATTGGTAAGATTGTAAATATTTTCATAATCAGTAGCGGAATTTACAACCACAAGTCCACATTTCCAGCCAATGGAATTACGAATATATTTGATCTTTGTCACAGCGGCAGTGATCAGGGATGCTTCACTAGTCGGAAGTGCCATGCAGTTGAACTTGATTTTCTCTGCCATATCAAGGAAAGTTGCTACCGAAGCATTCACTTTGGAATCTTCGTTAGTGCCGCCGGTCAGGGAAGCAGATGCAAACGCCGCCAGTTCTCCTTCTCCTGCAAAATCCACATAATCAGATTTCAAATCAGTAACCTTCGTCGCTCCTTCGATAAGTTCAACCTCTGATCCATCAAGAACTACGGAAACATCAAATCCGCCCTCCGGGTTTGCCACGGAAACAACCTTTATTTTATTTCCAAGGGTTCCCGGATACTTTGCGGTAACATTGCCAGTACCGCTCTTTAAGGTGATAGTTCCTTTTGCCTTTTCTCCGCCGCCTGCGATATATGTATATACCTCAGTAGCATTCAGGAACATGAGCTGAAGCATAACCATACATTCATTGTCGTCGTAAATGGAACGTCCGAATTTCACCTTTGCAGCGTCCGGGGATTCATTGGTAAG